GGACCGATGCGACGGGAGTATACAAAATCACGGCCTATGACCAGATGCGCTATTTGAAGAACAAAGAAACCTACATAACCAGCAATGAGACGGCCAGCGCGGTATTCGGAAGGGTATGCAAGGATAATTTCCAGGCATCGCAATACAAAGTCATAACTCCATCTACCTTTATCGCCCCCGAATACAACCACGCCGGGAAGACGCTGTATGAGACCATCAATTATGGAATCCAATATGCCAACGTCAATGAGAAGAAGCAATATTTTGTCAAAGACAAATTTGGCGTATTGCAATTTACCGAATTGGGCCAAGAGAAAACAAATCTCATTATCGGCGATGAATCCCTGCTGACCAGCTATCAATATGAAATCTCCATTGACAAAAATACATACAACAGCGTTAAGGTTTACCGGGACAATGAGAAAACGGGAAAGAGAGAAGTATGGATAGAATTTGACAGTACCACGCAAAAACAATGGGGCAAGCTTCAAACAGTCGTGCAGGCCAAGGAAGAGCAGAATGAGGCTCAGATAAGGGAATTGGCGAATAATTATATGAAGCTCTACAACCGGGAAACCAAGACAATGAAGCTGACCGCCCTTGGCAGGCCGGAATTGGTCGCCGGAAGCGGGTTTACCTTCCAACTTGAAAATCTGGGAATCAACCAGGCCATGTGGATCACATCCGCAACCCACACATATGAAAAGGATTTTCACTCGATGCAATTAGAAGTTTTTATTTAGGAGGTGTTTATGTGACGAATGGCGTCAATAGGCTTTTAAATACAATGGCTGGAGCGGGGAGAGATACTGTCTCAGGGCTATCCTACGGCACCGTGACAAGCGTCAACCCGCTGGTAATTACTCGTGAAGGAGAAGATAGCAGGGCGCCGCTCACGGAGGGGTTTTTGGTATTGTCAAGGATATGTAAACCATTTTCGATATCCACGGCCATCCATTTTCATGAAACCCCAGCCGGAACATCGAGCACAGAATTGGAAACGTTGCTTATTTGGCCCGGACTTTCCATAGGAGAGAGGGTAATATTGCTATCCTTTGATGGAGATCAGAAATTCTTTGTGGAAAGGATTGAATTTCCTTAATGATACCACAAATTAGCGGAGCGATAATCGAACAAATAGAATTTATCCCGTTCCCGTCTTTCACATACCGGCTGGACGATGATCAGATCGTAGGCAACACGGATGGCATAGAAGCGGTGCAGCAGGCGGTGTATCACATCCTGTCTACCGAGCGCTACGCCTATGCGATTTACGACGACAATTACGGCGTGGAGTTGGAGAAATATATCGGGCGCAGTTTTGGTTACCTAGAAGCTTCGATACAAAATACTTTGAGGGATGCTCTTTTGCAGGACGACCGGATTACCGACGTCACGGTGACAAACATCGAAAAAATTAAGACGGACAGCGCACTTGTAGAATTTACGGTAATCTGTAATCGAGGAACCTTTGGCGCAGAAGTCAATGTCAGTCTATAGGGCGGGAGACGATAAATAATGGCAACATTTCAAGGCATACTCAATCGGATGCTTGACCGGATATCTGCGGCGAGGGATAAGCGCCAAGGAAGCATCATATGGGATACACTTTCCCCTACGGCGGCGGAACTGGCACAAATGAATATCAACATCGATATCTTTTCCGAGCAAACCTATCTGCTCACGGCCACCGGAATCAACCTTGACAACCGCGCTGCTGATCACGGCATTGTCCGGACCGTCGCCACTCATGCTATTCGAATCGGAGAAATGATCGATACAGATGGGAATCCCATTGACTTGCCGGTAGGCAGCCGATTCTCGACGCCCAACACGGCGGGCGGGCTTAATTTTACATTGATGGAAAATCTTGAAGCTGGGCAATGCTTATTGCAATGCGAGACGGCGGGAACGGCGGGGAACGCTTATTTAGGGGCGCTGTTCCCCTTATTCGTCATCAACAATCTGGGCGTAGCCACTATGATCGGCACGTACATACCGGCGGAGGACGAAGAAACGGATGAGCATTTGCGAGAAAGGGTGCTTGAGCGCATCAATCAAGAAGCATATGGCGGGAACGTTGCGGACTACAAGCAATTCACCAGGGCAATTCCAGGTGTCGGAGACGTGAAGGTTTTTCCGGTATGGGGGGATGGACAGTATAAGCCATCCGATATATACCCTCCTGTTGGCATTCTGGATTCAATTTCCGGAAGTCAAGAGGCACTATCTTGGGTTTCAAAAGTTCATGATTTAATGATTTCAGGCTACTTGGCATTAGTTGGTGGACCGATTATCCTATCAATAATCGACAGCGAATACAACCCTGCCACGGTTGACTTTATCGCCGTCGTACAGGAAAAGATAGACCCCATCCCCCATAACGGTGAGGGATTGGGTATTGCCCCCATCGGCCACAGAGTGACGGTTACGACGCCTATGCCAGTAGATATCGATATATCCGCCGCCTTAACCCTTAAGACTGGATACACAATTACGCAATTGCAAGCAAGCATCGAGAACGTTATTGAGGCATATCTACTGGAGCTCCGGCGGGAGTGGGCGGACGCGGGCACTATATCCGTATTTATTGCCCGAATAAACGCCGCGATTATTGGCGTGGGGGGCGTAAGCAACGTCACAGACATCACTATAAACGGTATGGCGTACGATTTGGCACTGACGCAAACATCCGGCCTGCAGCAACTGCCGATGCGGGGAGAGGTGACGCTCACAAATGCTTAGGGATTTTGTTAACGGAATCTACCGTGGCAACATGGAAATGGATATAATCATCGAGGCCGTGCAGCCGGAGCTTGACGAGCGGGCCGAAAGAACTCGTAACCATTTCTATGATGCGTTTCCGAAGATTGCAACACCGGCAGGTGTATTAAAGTGGGAAATCATCCTGGGAATTGTCGCCGATCCAACTACGGAAAGCCTGGAATTTCGGCGTGGGCGCATCCTGAACCGGCTGGCAAGCAATGTGCCGTATACAGAGAGAACCTTGCAGGAAATAATGAACAACATCATGGGCGCGGGAAACTGGTCTTATGAATTGGATTATCGCAATTATCGGTTGAGCATTAATAGTTTGCGGCACGGGAAGAATTGGGTTCACGAAATGGAGTTGACTCTTGAAAAAATATTGCCCGCCAATTTAATCTACAATCTGAATATCCGATACAATCAACACCAATCATTGTCAGATTACACTCACGAATATTTATCTCAATTTACCCATGCCCAAATAAGAGAGGAGCCGCTAGGATAATGGAATATACGCCCAATTTCAATCTCAAAAAGCCCGCGCAAGGTGACGTCTATAATGTGGACGATTTTAATGACAACATAGATATTATCGACGAAAATCTTTCCGCTGTATCGATTGTGGATAATCTTACAAGCGTATCCGCTGAATCGGCGTTATCCGCAAATCAGGGCAGAATTCTCAATGAATTAAAGGCGCCGGTTGCTTCCCCATTGCTGACTGGAATTCCAGCCGCGCCCACACCGCCCACAGGCACCAACACATCCCAGATAGCAACAACCGCATATGTGATGAATACATTTTCCGCCATATCTCCGCCAGGTGACGTTACTGATTTTATGGCGGTTCCCGACAATGCTCAGGTGACATTAACGTGGGGCGATCCCCCGGATGGAACATTGCCCATTGTAAATTGGGCCGGAACCCTAATTGTCAGGAAGCCAGATTCGTATCCAATTGATGAGAATGATGGTACGTTAGTCGTGGACAGCCAAATTCGCAATCAATACCAATCCACAGGGTTAATTGACGGCGATCTTATAAATGGAATCACATACTATTATCAATCGTTTCCCTATAGCGATACTGGCGCAATGAACCGCAATATAGCAAATCGAGTGAGCGCAACGCCTAAGGGGATCCCCACATTCACCTATACCGGTACCTCCATACTGGCAGAGAGTATCCACCCAACCACGGGGGCTGAGCGTTTTTACATGTCACTTTTATCCTCTGGCACATTGACATCTGATATGGACGCAGAGATAGATGTGTTCTTAGTCAGCGGCGGAGGAAGTGGAAAGAGATATTACTATAGCACCGATTCTGGTGCTTATGGCGGCGGCGGTGGCGCAGGCGCATATACGGAAAATTATTATGGTGAATCCATAATATCTGAAAGTGAAATTGCGGTAGTGATTGGATCGGGCGGGTCGGCAGTCACTAGCGGAAATGGAAGCTCATCTGCTGGTGGGGCTACTGTATTTGGCGTTCATTCAAGAAATGGTCCAACCGCTACCACCAATAATGTTCCCACTGGCGTTAGTGGGGGAAGTGGTGGTGGAGCGGCTGGGCGAAGCTTTGGTGTCACGCAGGATTCTGGAGGCGCTGGCGGGACGAATGGAGGAAGTGGAAACAGCACTACAAACAGTGCTGGAGGCGCCGGTCAAGGTATATCCA